TATTATCGATTGGCGGAAAAATATAATAACCAAAAAATATAAACTTACTATTGAAGATAGATCATTTTGGAAACTTACAGCCATTGATCAATGTTTCCATTATACTTGTTATTTTTTATATTGCTGGTTGTATCTCACATATTGGTTGTAAAATATTTCAAATAAGTTTATAATATTTGTATGTCACAAAATAATTCTGACAATGCCGCTTTGCACACTGCCCATGCTAATATAGCTGACGCAAACATCACAATTTCCAAACTACAATACAAAATTGAAAGATTGGAAAAAATGTTACATGAGATACAACAAGCATCGAGCATAGAAGGAGCAACACAACTTACCACTAGTGTAATGATAAAACACAAAATCGAACAAGCACAAAAAATAATCAATGAGTGACAAAAACAAAAAATAGTTTATACTGTACGTATGTTTCCGGAACTTAGACATGCAGTAGAGTCGCATCTGCCGAGCAAACGAAAGAAAACTCCTAGTGGTTGGATCAGTTTCAATGCTCCATGCTGTGTGCATAATGGAGAATCAGCGGACACAAGAGGCAGAGGCGGTATAATGTTTTTAGCGGATGGTGGTATTCAATATCATTGTTTCAACTGTGGTTATAAAACAAACTATACTCCTGGCAGATATCTCAATCGTAAGTTCAGACAATACATGATGTGGATAGGCATATCCACAACTGAGATAAGCAAATTGGCCATGCAGGCTATGGGTCATGCACAGGATGTTGATCCAAAAGTCAAAGAACTAGAAACAAAAGTAAATTTTACGCCAATGCAATTACCCGATGACTCGATTGTAATTCAAGAAAATACAGAAGCAGAAAAATATCTACAGGCAAGAGGACTTAATGCAACTGATTATTTGTTTTATGAATCACCAACAATGAAACACAGAGTAATTGTGCCAATAGCATGGCGTGGTAGATACATTGGCTATGTGGCCCGAGCATACAAAGACAATGTTAAGCCAAAATACTATGCACAGGTACAACCAGGCACACTGTTTAATTTAGATGAACAAAGTTATGCACGTAAGTTTGTAATACTGACAGAAGGTATATTTGACGCGATCATGCTCGATGCTGTGGCTATCCTTGGTTCAGAAATAAGTCATCAACAAAAACTACAGATTGAACTGTTAAACAGGGAAGTTATTGTAGTGCCTGATCGTGATAAAGCAGGATCCAAACTGATAGAACAAGCTATAGAATTTGGATGGTCAGTCAGTATGCCTCCTTGGCATGATGATGTGAAAGATGTTAACAATGCTGTGCAAAAATATGGCAAAGTGCTTACCATGCAAGCCATACTGAAGCATAGATATAAAACCAAAACAAAAATTAAATTACATGAAAAACTCTGGCTCTCTTAAAACACCTTTACGATATCCAGGCGGAAAAAGTAGAGCCATTAAATTTTTGTGCCAACATTTTCCAGAACGTGTTAGTTCATATAGAGAACCGTTTGTTGGCGGAGGCTCAATGGCGATATATGTGACTAAAAATATGCCATGGGTGCCGGTGTGGGTAAACGATGCACACTATCCTTTATATGCATTCTGGAAAACTTTACAACAACAAGGTAATAGACTTGCAATGGATTTGCTAAAAGTAAAAACATCAACCTATAATTCTTTGGCTGATCAAAAACAAATGTTTATTGATGCTAAAAGTCATATCAATACAGGTGACGAATATACTGTTGGATTGTGTTTTTTTATATTAAACAAATGTTCATTTTCTGGTTTGTCAGAATCATCTTCTTTCTCTAAACAAGCATATGATGGAAATTTTACATTAAACAATATAAAAAATCTTGTGCATTATTCACATCTAATAAAAAATTGGAAGATAACAAATTTAGATTATACAAACGTTTGTCGTGCGGAAGCTTGGGGTAGTAAAGATATAGAAGGAGACTTTGTATTTTTAGATCCACCATATGATATAAAAACTTTTTTGTATGGTAAAGATGGTGATAAACATCGTGGTTTTGATCATGATAAGTTTGCCAAAGAGATAAAGAAAATGAATGCAAAATTTATGATAACATATAATTCTAACACTAAAATTTCTGACTTATTCGATTCATTTACTTTAATGGAATGGGACTTGTCTTACACAATGAGAAGCACTGGTTCCTATAGACAAGATCAAAAACAGAGAAAAGAATTAATGATAACCAATTACTCGAATGACAACAAAGCATAGAGGTAATATAATATAGTTGTGGAATATACAAAAGACTTACAAAAATTATTTTTAGAAATGTTTCTTGCAGATGCTGAGTCATTTGTAAGGGCACAAAATATTTTCTTCTACAAACACTATGATGCTGAACTGCGTGAAGCGGCCAAGTTCATATATGATTATGCACAAGAATATAAAACACTGCCCGAAGTTGAGATGGTGAATGCAAAGACAGGATCTAACTTATTAAGTGCCGCTGATGTAGACCCAAAACATTTTGATTGGTTCTTGGATGAGTATGAACGTTTTTCAAGACACAAAGAACTTGAAAGTGCCATACTGGCATCAGCTGATATGCTAGAAAAAGGTGAGTATGGATCTGTAGAAGAAAAGATTAAGAAGGCAGTGCAGATAGGATTAACCAAAGACATGGGTCTTGACTACTTCGAAGATCCTAAGGGCAGACTACAGGCACTGAAAGACAACAACGGCACTGTGCCAACTGGTTGGAAGAACTTTGACAAAAAGTTGTTTGGTGGATTTAACAGAGGTGAGTTGAACATATTTGCAGGTGGATCAGGCGCTGGTAAGAGTTTGTTCTTGCAGAACTTAGGTTGCAACTATGTAGAACAAGGATTGAATGTTGTGTATGTGACATTAGAGTTGAGTGAGAACTTGACTGCTATGAGAATTGATGCAATGATGACTGACACAAATACAAGAGACATCTACAAAGATCTCGACACAGTTGACTTGAAAGTTAAGATGAAAGGCAAAGAGTCTGGCAAGTTGCGTATCAAATATATACAATCAGGTAGCACTGCTATTGACATAAGAACTTACATCAAAGAGTTTGAGATACAACACAACTGCAAGTGTGACGTGGTATTGATTGATTACTTAGACTTGTTGATGCCGATCAATAGACGTGTGTCGCCAAGTGATCTATTTGTAAAGGACAAGTATGTGTCAGAAGAATTAAGAAACTTGGCAGTGGATCTAAACTGTGTGATGATTACTGCTTCGCAGTTGAACAGAAGCAGTGTAGAAGAAATAGAGTTTGATCATTCGCACATAAGTGGCGGACTATCTAAGATACAGACTGCAGACAACGTCATTGGCATATTCACATCACGTGCAATGAGAGAACGTGGCAAGTATCAGATACAGTTCATGAAAACAAGATCAAGTTCAGGTGTTGGACACAAAGTTGACTTGGAGTTCAATGTAGACACACTGCGTATACTTGACTTGGCTGAAGATGAAGAATATCAATCATTCAAAAAACAAGCACCAAGCATTTATTCAAACTTAAAAAGAACATCAACTGTCACAGCAGAGGCTAAAGAAGAACACAAGGCAGAAGGTGATGACATAGGCAAAGTCAAAGCAAATGTTGAATCATCTAAAATCAAGCAGTTGATCGCTAACATGAACAAGGATAATTGATGTTTGTATACTATCTTCTCATTCCTATTGCGTTTCTTGCTGTGGTGGCCGTATTGTCAGTAGGCCTATATGGTATGTTCAAAGGCGGAGAGTTTAACAAAAAGTATTCGAACAAAATGATGAGAATGCGTATAACTTTACAATTTATTGCACTGGTTGTAATTATGAGTGCGTTATATTTTGCTACTGACTAATTGTAAAACTGATCAATCTTTAAACTTTCACATTCGATAACTTCGATATAATCTGAATTGTTCAGGTGTTTTATTTTGCCTATACCACGTATGACATCTGTGTCTGAATATGCAAATGGTTGGTTGATTGTGCAATCCACATAGTAACCGTTGTCAACTCCTAGCGTCACAAAGGTCACATACTTCTTGTGTCCACTCTTGTACACTCTACCATTAGCAACCAGTCCAGCAAATTCTATGCGATCCAGATACAATGAACGTGTGTAGAAGCCAGGCAAAAACTTTTCTCCGGACCACCATCCATACTTCTTGTATTGCCACACAGGGTCATCAAACTGATCAGACTTGGACACTGTGACCGGAGTCAGTCCAGCACGTTTGGCTTCTGTCTTGTACACCCATCTTTTGTAGGAACCTTGACAGTGTTTCAGTGCGGCCGCCCAAAATCCTTTCTGGTTGTGTGCTTTTTGATAAGCCAATGCCCATATCAATCTACCGAGGTTAACAGCATGAGCTCGGCACAATCCAAAGCCACTCAATTCTTGCAGTGATGCAAACACTTCATCTTTACGTGGATGGTCTCCCAGTCTGGTCATGAACTCCATCACACGTTCTTCATTCTTCTTGGCAAATGCTCTACGATACATGTCTGCTTCATAGTAATTGCAACCAATCAACTGTGCTATCTGCACAATAGCATCATCTTCACACACCACAACATCAGATACTCTGTCAGCTGTCCAGTCATTGAAGAAAGATGCCTTGCGTCTACCTTGCATGGCCACTGGTCGTATTAGTGCTGTGGCAAACACACAGTCTCTCATCGATGTTGGTCGTATGGCTCTAAACAATCTTCTCATGGCGGGTGATTCGCCCTGAGTAACCCCCAACACGTCGCCCCGACTCAACAAAGACGAAGTAGCCTCGTCTATCTCTGGATACTCGTATAACTTTGTTATCGGATCTATGTCCAGCAGTTGACTCAATCCTCTGTTGGCCAGTATGTCCACTTTGAGATGTTCTAAGTCCTCCACTTCGTTTTTGTCCAACACT